GTCAAATATGATTGGAATTTCTTCAACTGGTCCTTCTACTACTTCTCTATATTCTTCATTTACAGGTTTAAGTCTTAGTGGGATTTTTATCTTATCACCCTCATCATAAGTTTCTAAACCATATTTTTCTAATAATTCTTTTACATTAAATGATTGAGTTCCTTTTGGAGACAATCTTACAAAGTCCGTTGAATTACCAATAAATAATTTTATATATGTAGCATTTACTGAATTCCATTTAATTGAAAAATCAGTATCATATCCCACAAAGTCTGCTCCCCTAACTACTTTAGGATAAGTTATCTCAACAACATCTGGTATTGGAACACTTACTTCATCAACAACATTAATTACCAAGTTTATTGCTCTTGACTCAACATCTATTGTTTCAACATCAGAAATACCCTCATCTAATTTTTCAATCAAAGTTTTTGGTTGAGGTCTTTCTGATAAAGATATTATAGGTTTGTTTGAATTTAATCCTAATAAATTTTTTGGTTTTGTTGGAAAGTTTATAGGATTGACAGGTTTTTTTATTGTCATACCAGTTGGTGAACCAAAATCATTTAGAGTAAGATTTGGCCCACTTACAGTACTACTTGTTTGACTCAAACTGTCAAATGGTAATAACCCTCCTATGTTGTATAACTCTGCCATTATCTAAATATCTCGTTTCTTCTTACTCTACCATCTATAACATTATCTGCTTCGAATGGGTTTGGAATCCCAAAATTATTTTCACTTATAAATGAAGTTGTAAAACCACCACCTCCACCAGTATTAAGTGTAAATGGTTTATACGGATTATACTTATCTTTTATTTCAATTTTAGGTATTTTAATTTCTTCTTTTATTTCAACTTTAGGTATAACCGATTTTGGTTTGACAACCTCGGGTTCATCATCTGGTCTTATTTGATTTTCATAATCATCCAACGAAAATGGATATAGTTTTATATTATACTTACCTATTTGCTTAAACACATCATGTGGTATTGTTAAACCAATAATATCTCCATCATCTAAATTATCAAACTCCAAAACATCTTCACCAACTACAATTGTGATTACTTGAACATCTTCGTTCTTTCTAATCATAATCGGTACACCAGTCTTTTTATTTATGTTGTATTTTCTTGGGTCGGTTTTTACTAAAGATATTTGGGGGTCTAATCCTCCACCACCTTGAAATACCTCATCAGTAACAATATCAACAGTATACTCTTTATTTAGAGTTAAATCTATGTCTAAACTTTCACCCGAATCTGCTATTATTTCTTTTGGTTGATTGTCTTTAGCAGTTAGTACAATACTTGTAATCTTATATAAAGATAAATCCGATGAACGAATTTTATAAGATGTACCCTCAACATCCTCATAAGTATTATTTCCTATTTCAGGGAAAAACTCTGCCGATTTATTTCCATTTTTAAGAACACTTACGGGTGAACCCTTACCAGATACATTTATTTTAACCTGATAACTATTGGGTTCTTCGTATATATCACTTCCCCCAGTTTTTACTAATTTGAAACTCAAGTCTGATGATACCTTACTTCTTATGGATTGTGGTAATCCTACAACTTCATCATTATTGTACTTTGTTAGTACAACATCTTTAGTGTCAATACCAAGCAACTTATTACCAATAAGTGTATTTTTTATTAAAGGAATACCATCATTAACTAATTCTAAAATATAATACTCGCCCGTAAAAAATCCATTCTTTTTTATTTCAATTTTTTTGTTTTCTTTGGTTAGTGATTCTTTTGTTATTCTAATTCGTTTATTATCACCAACGGGTTGACCATTTACCGTAGTTGTAAATGAAGTTTCGTTTGAACTGATGTTAAAGATGAATAAATTACTTGATACGGGGGTTGGGGTACTTATACCACCACCAGTACCAGTACCAGTACCACCAGTAGATATTCCACCTCCACCACCTCCCGATGGACCATCGTTAATAAAAGTATCACCTTGTTGAGGTGTTCCTTGGTCAAACTGTATGTCATTTATTGGTACAGGCATTATAATGTTGTATTTCTTAAACTTCTATCCGAAAAACTCTGTCTTGATATAAACTTGGACTTAAACTTATCAAATAACCCCCCTCTTTTTTTTCTTTTAAGTGGGTTTGGTTTTTTGAATTCAGGAATTGGTAATTCGTTCGGAACTTCTTTTTTAATTTCTTCATCTAAAGAAAGTTCTTCAGGAGATACTTTCTTTTTCTTAGTTACATTTATTTCAGTCTTTTTAGGATTGATTGTAACATCACTTGTTCTACTTTGAATAACCGTTCCAACCTTGTCAAAACTTTCATCAAACACTTCATCTACTTGTGTTTGAGTTTGTATTGCTCTTTTAGGTAAATATCTTTCAATACATTCTACTAATATTTTTTGTGCAATCTTAAATACATCTTTTTTGTTATAGGAAATTGAAGGTGTTATCTTTTTTGGTTTTCCAAAATTTACATCATTAATAGATGAAACTCTATTTGAAAATTCGTTCTTCATTGCTTCCGCAAACTTATTGTATATGGTAGTCATCAATCTATCGAATCCAGATACCCCAAATTCACTAATCATTTTGTTATACCATTTCTCTCCATAAGTTTTTTTAATAAACGAATCTATTTCAGATGGGTTTATTGTTTCTATAAATGTACTGATATATGGTAATACATCATCTCTAAACCCACTACCATTTACAAATATCTTAAATCTCTGTAATAAATCTGTTTTTTTAGAAGCATCATTTTGTATTGGTAATAACTTTACTTCAAGTCTTGATGGAGATATTTCTTTAATCCAAAGTTTTTCACTTTCGTTATCGTAACCAACTCTCTTATTTAATAAAGTTATTTGTGTTTTGAAAATACCATTATTATATCCTGCTTCTTTAATCAATCGTTCAACATCGATAAAATATTCTTTTGGAAATTCTAATGCTTGAAACAATGTTCCTTCAGGAATCAATATATAATCTCTGATATTTTCTGAAGATAGTTTTATGTATCTTACTGACTTACCTTCCGAACCCTGTGGTAACTGGTTGTCATTTATATCATATAATACAAATTCAATCATATCAGAATCAGAAAACCCAAAAAATGATTGTAGAGTTCCTTTCTCAAAAATTTCCCTATCCTTTGAGTTAATTCGATATCCTCGATTATCTATTATTTCCTTAAATGTTTTAATTGCCATTATCCACCTGTTTTATCTTCACCAACAAACGCTTGAGCAGTACCTCTACTTCCCCACTTGTCTTTTCTCTTAACTTCTTTTCTATAATATACCTTTAATTGTAATTTATCACCCGATGATGTATTGATTACAACAGTACCTTCTTTTACTTGCTTTCTCTTAGATGTTCTACCAATATTACTTACTTTATAGGTTACCGTTGTTACACCTGCACTTTGTTCGGTTCTTGCTGGTACTTTGAAAGATGTTGGAAATTCAATCCAATCAATACCTTCTGATATTGTAAAAGTTTGTTCTTCGGTTGAGAAGTTAAAGAATGCAACACCCTTTTCACCATTTTTCCACTCAAAGTCTCGAGAATTTTCAACATTAAAGTAAATACCCTTTCTACTTTCATCTTTAATATCGTTTGCCGATATTTTCCATCCACTATTTTCAGTTTGTTGAAAGAATCCATTTAATCCTTCTAATGCATTTTGTGCTGCGTTTTGTTTTTCTCTTTCTTCGGTTAACTCTTTTTGTACTCTAAATGATTCTTGTAATGCTTCAACTCTTGCTGTTAGAGATACTCGTTGTACTGCCTCATTGATTGAGTTTTGTACTGCGTTTTGTAAATCGATTGTAGTTGTTGATATTTGTCTGTTGGCGATTGTTGCTTGTTCATCTGCAATATTTGCTTTTAATTTTTCATTATCAACCTCAATTCTCAAACTTTCACTAACAATTTCTAATTCAGATACTTTAGCAGATAAATCATTGACTTGAGTATTTAATCGTTGAACTTCTAATGTTAAATCATTTACCGATTGTGTTACCACATTATAAACCGAACGAAGTACCGTATCTGGTCCTTCTGGTGGTCTATTTGGTATTAACTCGAATATAGTTGTATCAATAGATTTTTTTAATTCTGCAGTATCATAGTTTGGTCTTGTAAGTTTTCCACTAATAACACCATCACGAGTATCGGATTCCCTAAACAAACGTACACCAGCAGAGTTCTTTTCGGTAATAACCAAAGAACCACTTTTCAAAATATCACCTACAAAGGTTTCATTTTTTAGACCGGTGTTTTTCATACTAACTTACAATCTTAAAAGTATAGTCATCATCAAAATAGTGAGACACACCACTAACAACAACCTTAAACTCAATTTTATATACTCTATTTACTTCCCAATTACTAAGATTCAAATTAAAATAATTTCCATTAGAGTCACAACTTATTTTAGTGTAATCACTAAATGGAACAAGTACATCTTCACTATGATAATCTGATATTTGGTAATATGTTGTTTCTGGTAATGCGTTACTCAAGGTATATTGTGCTGTTGAACTAAATGTTTTAATTGGATATAATTCTCGACCCACCACTCTTATTCTTGGAGTTGTATTTACCTTGTATTCTTTTTTGAAATTTTTAATTCCAACCTTTAATTCTTCACTTGTTAATACTGAAAGAGAACCTGTTGAAAAGTTTGAATCATCCCAACCTACTCTAATTTTTGGTTGATGTATTGTATTTGTTTCTTTACTAAATAGTCTGATGATACCATAGTCATTTGTATCACCTTCTTTATCAAATGGTAATTTTAATATAATACCATCGTTTGGAATAACACCACCAACCCAATCATCCATTATGTCTTTTACATCCATATAGACATCGTTGGTCTTGTATTCAAAGTTTTGTGTTGAATAAACATTTGAATAAAAAGTACCACCCTTGCCTTCATACGAACCCGTTGAGTTTTCTTCAAATGTATTATTAGGTAACCACCTTAGAGTTGAATCACCTTCTCTATTATTCCATGTTACACCACTTGTAGTTATATCATCAAATCGAGTACCATTACCCATTTCCCAACTTTGTGAAATTGGATATGCTTCTAATGTAAACTCTAATGGTAGTTCTTCTGATTCGGTTTCTTTTAGAATAAGAGTTGCTTCAGACATTGTTACTTCTCCGTTAGCAATACTTTCCGATAAGGGAACTATATCGAATTTAAGGAGTGCTCTCGAAACATCCTTAACATTACCATAGTAAACTTTACTAACCTCTAATACCTCATCTAAACCACAATTTTGATTGGGTTGTTGTAAGTACACCGATGCATCTTTTGATGCTGTAAGGAAATAGTATGCCATTATCTTGCTCTCCCTTTAATATCCACGTCTGGAAATTTAACTTCAAAAACCGATGGGTCTAAAGATGGATATACAATCTTATCTTTAGTTGCTGCTTCTATATTATATGAGTTTGGTGAATATTGTCCACCACACTTATTTACAACTTTTAATTTTGGAACCGAACTAACTCCTTCTACATTTGCAATTACGAGTTCTAATTCCGAAATATTAATAGTATTATTAAAAGTCCAATCATCGATTTGAAAATAACTTTTTAGTTCCGAAATACAATCAGATAAGACTTCACTCTTATTATAATCTTTATAAGTTATAATTTCGAATTCAAGTCCAACATTGATAATAAAACCATCTAAAATATTAATCCCATCTGTTAGTATCTTATATTCGTTTAGATATGTTTTTAGATTTTCTTTTACTGCTCTATTAAGAGTTGTTAATCTTTTTGAATTATCATATCCAAGTAAATAAAGATTTACTGCGAATGGATTATTCTTTTCATTATTGTTAGAAGTCTTACCAACTAAGAATTGTCTAATTTCTTCTTGTATAGTTTCTCTATTTGGTTCTTCATCATCTGGTTTGTCTACAAATGATTGTACCAAATCAGTAAACTCATTTAATGCTTTTGGTGAAGCAAGAATTGATGATGGTGAATTATTATCTAAATTACCATCCGATGTTGCGAATGCCTTTGCGATTGAACCATACTTCACAGGCATTGATAATGTTCTAACCTGATAATCTTTAGCAGTAACTGCTCTATTTTGTGAACCAAAGTTTGCTAATGCGTTTTGTCTAATTTCTTCAATAGTTTCACCATCTCTACCACCACTTGCAGGAATTTCGTTATCAACTGCTATCGATGTTTTTGCACTATTATAAATAGACAACTGAATTGGTGTGAATAATTGTGTATCTTCTTCAAATTCGATTCCTGAAATATTTGTTAGTACTCCCTTTTTAACATTAGACCCCACACCACCACCAACTAAATACTTTACAGTAATTGTTGTGTTAGATGGAGATGTTCCATATGTTTTTGTTTTTAAGAAGTTAGTTGCGTCAAACGATTCTTCCAACTTAGAAATAGAATTAGGTAACCCCAAACCAACGTTCTTTAGAGTTGGTATTAGTGTTTCATCACTTGCTGATGGGTCACCTGAACCAAATTGTATAGTTGTTGTACTATCACCATTTACTTTTTTAACAAATCTCTTTGGTGTTTTTAATGTAGTTAACACATAAGGTACAGTTGATTTGAACTGATATAAGTCTGGGTCATTATTTTCAGTATTTGGGTAGTCAGTAAATACCATTTCTTGTCCAAGATAAGGAACTTCGTACCACTTGTTTCCATTTGAGTCTCTTACATCATAAATATCTATTACATTTGTATCTTGTATTTCAATAGTTCTAAATGGAGAATATGCTCCAAATGAAAATTCTGCTGTTTTAATTTCAGCGGATATTGCTTCTACCTTTTTCTTAACCAAATAAAATGTAACTTCGCCGGTTGAATTGTCAGTTGAATAGATAGTTATTTCTCTATCACTTGGGTCTGAAAAATCAACAACATCTTGGGTTATAAAATTGTTTTCATCCTCATCCCTAACTTGCATTCCCTCTTTTATTTTTAGTAAATAAGTTTCATCAAAAGTGTTATTAACACCAGTTCCAATTGAAGGAACCAATTGATAAACTGAAAGGGTTGTTACTGATGGGGATGTTACTTTTGGTTTGTATCCCAAATATTGTGAAAGTGAGATTACATTTTCAATATCTTCTGCATGAACCATCAATGATTCCTTTAAGGTATCATCAATATAATAAGAAAGTGAATCACCAATATAAGATGCCATTTCAATAAACATCATACCAGGTGATGACTCATTAAAGTCAGAATAAGTTTGTGGGAAATAAGTTTTAGCAAACTCAATTAGATTTCCTCTAAATTGAGCAAAATCTTTATTAAGGTATTTAATATCCTTACCCCTATTCTTAAAGTTTTTTGTTGATTTTGTAATTGCCATAATTATTACCCTTGTGCAGTGAATGTTACTTCATTCAAGTCTACCGAGTTTCCTACTCTAAATTTTATCGAAACATTTACTCTATTATTATCTCGTAGTTCATTTGTTTGTTCAATATCTATTTCATCTATATTAACAAATGGTAACCATTGAGAAATACTATCTTCTATTGTTGTCTGTATTCTACCTTCTAAGTCATCTACATTTTGTTCAAATAATAGTTCTTGAAGTCCACTTCCAAACTGAGGTTGCATAACTCGTTCCCCTCTTTTAGTAAGTAGAAGATTTTTAATATTTGATTTAACCTGTTCAAATGTTGTAAAGGTTTGCTCAAAAGCAGTTTTTCCAATCTGAATTGGTAATGATATACCAATAGCATAATTACTATATTCTTTGGTATCTTTAACTATCTTTGAACCTAACTCTATTGCCATAATTTATTACATTCCTGGTCTAAAAGGACCTTTCTTTTTGTTGATTGCTTTCATCAAACCACTATAATCTCTATTCAGTGCTTTATCTAATCCAGCGTTTCCAGTCTGAACACCCAAACCTTGCTTTGGTGACATATCTCCGTAACCCATTTGTTGTGCTATATTTGATGCACCTAATGTATGTGTATCATTTGAAGTGAAAGACATAGTTTTATAATCTTCACCAGTTGATTGTCTTTGTTGTGCGTTAAAAGGTTGTGTTTGTGCCAACACCTCGTTTAATGCGGGATTGTTACTAAACTTTTTTTGTACTTGAATGGGTTCTTCTGAAACCGGTTCATCCATAAAGGTTGGTTGTTTTGGTTTTGAAATAACTTCTTTAAGTTGTTTGTTTTCTTTCAACAACTTTGCCATTTCTTTCTTAACACCTTCCTTTACCAATTTAGGAAGAAGTACTTTGATTTCTTCCTTTACTATAATCTGTATTGCTTTTACTAATTTGTCAGTATCCATTGTTAAAATGTTTTCCTTTCTATATAAATATTTGTTTTAGGTTTTTTCGTTTTTAATCACAATGTACTTGTTGTGCGATTAATTGTTTTCTAAAGTCTTTAATATATTGGTCTACATTAAATGCTTCAGAAGTATCATCTGGTAGAGATACATTTATTACATTTAGTAATGAGGTATCTCCATCTAATAAATCACTTACCCCAGATTCGGTGGGTGTATTTGTTAACAAATCACTTACCTCGTATTCAGTAGGTGTATTTGTCTGTCGATTAAGTTCACCAACTATATTCACATCAGGAATTTCAACTACCGGTGGTTCCAAACCATCTGCAGATGGAAAGTTAATATTTGGTATTGTTATAATTGGTGGTATAAGATATCCTGTCCAAACTATAACACCGGGTGCAGGAACTGGTGTTGGTGCCGATGGGTATAGTGATGTTGTTTGTATAATTCCACTTACTGAAAATAAATGAACTACTGCTGCGAGAACAAACATATTTACCATTATAATTTGTTTTGACGTGGGTTTTATTGGTGGATATAATGGCCACACACCAGGATTTGTTACTATATTTGAATTAACTTGAATGTTTTGAATTGAACCAGGTGCTGGTATAAGTGGTATTGGAAATGGTCTCATTTGTGCACCTGCCCAATATGCTTTTACACCATTACCAAATTCGTTTACTAAAGAGAATGGTGTACCAGGTGGAGTTGTTAATCCCTTTGATAGTGCTGCTCTAAAAAGATTTTTCATTATTTCCACATTACCAGTTTGTATTGATTCTAAATTAATAAAATCCTTTCCTCTTTTTACACACGCATCATATTCTTCTGCCCAAATAGTTGCAACTTGATTTATATCCAAATTTGGGTTATTAACTGGGTTTGTCTTTCTTAATATATTTGTTTTGAATAAAGACCAAGACATTTTTAATTAAATTAAATTGGTTGGATTAGGAATGTTTGGTAAATCCACATTAGGTACTTGAGGTAACTCCGGTAAATCTGGAATATCAGGAACCGATGGTACTTCAGGTATTGGTGGTAAGTTTGGTAGAGTAGGTGGTTTTGGTAACCCCTTTTTCTTTTTAGGATTTTCAGGTGGTTGTTCCACTTCTTGTTTTTTTCTTTTAGGAAAACTTGGTAAAGGTATTTTGGGTAACTTAGGTAACTTAGGTTTTTCTATTTTAGGTAATTTAGGTACTTCAGGTAATTCTGTTGGTACTGAACCTACTACATCTCCAACCTTTCCAGTCACATCAGAAACATCACCAACCACATTTTTAGCAGAACCAAGTGTGTCTTTTATTCCACCACCTAAATTTTTTATGTCCTTTATACTTGCCATTATTTTAGTTGTATCGTTTTACTTAGTGCGTTATTTAATTCTGTAATTAATTTATTTAACCTTGGACTGTTAGTTGGACCAACCGCGGTTGCTCCGGAAGGAGTTTGAAATATTTGTTGACCTACAATTTCCATAAATTCTCTTAGTATATCTAAAAGAACATTTCCTTTTAAGGCGTAATCTAATCCATCGCCTGTTCCTAAATTTAACTTACCGTTACCAGTATCAATATTAAGTGTTGTGTTTTTTGTATCAATAAATATGTGATTATCAGTTGTAATATTAATTCCCTGCGTTGCATCTAATGAAAGTTTCCCATCAGTTATCATACCTATATTTTTCTTACCAACAATTATCATATCTTCTGTTTTTGCTGAAAGAATAATTCTATCTGAATTTAATAATATTTGATTTCCTTTTAATTCGGATGGGTAATCATAGAATGATTCATATTTGTTGGTGGTTGGTAATGTATAATTTAATTTTTTTTCGCCACTACCCATTACAATAATACTTCCATCTGTATTAATATCCTCTTCGGTTGAACTTGATACTGTCTTTTTTAATGATTCTGAATTTTCTCCATTTCTTATTATGATTGTTGGTGAAAATTTATTTTCAGAATTATTATATCCACTAAATCTAATTGATTGACCAAATCTACTTTCTAATAATGTATCACCCTCGTATAATTTTAATTTATGTATTATACTACCTTTTGGTAAAATTTCAAAATAGTCACCATAACCATCATATGAACTTTGAGAATTTGTTCCAGATGACCTTGGTATTCCTGTTTTTTGAACATTACTATAAGTCTTTGCATTTCCCGATGTTGTTTTATTATCCGATGGGAATTTTGTACTAATTAAATTTGGTTGAGCATTTACAAGTGGGGTTGCTTCATCAGAAAGTCTTGTATAATAATAATCACCATCATTCTCATAAATAAAAACCATCTCATTCCTCGTAGGAATTGTGTTAATATTTTTATTTACAGGAAACGCAAGTGGAAGTAGTTCATCGGGTGTTATTTTATCACTTAGTAGTCTAAACTGTATTGCTCCTATCGCATAAGTTCCTTGTATGTGTTTAGACCTAAGTACTTCATCGGTTTCTTCTAATATAACACGATAAACCACCCCTTGATTTGCTTTTGGTTTACTAACTATATTATTTGATAATCTATTAGTAACACTAACTCTACCCGATTCCAATCCCATAGTTATATTACTTTTCTAATTTTTGTTTTACTTCTTCAATCTCATTCTGCATATCATCCATTCTTTCTATATCATCCTGAACTTGTTCAATTTCGGAAAGTAATTGTTCTCTTTCGGCATCAGTAAGGAAACCACTATCACCTTCTGATTTTTGATTAGATGCAATAATTCTTTGTGCTATTGTTGCTAACTTAACCAATTGGTCATCGTTACGAACGGATGTATCTATTAAGTCTTTTATAATCGGACCCAATACACCCATATCACCTGCGTGTCTTACCATTTTTCTTAATTCGGCAATGACTTCAGAAATATGTTTTTTCTTATTGATTTGGTTGTTATAGATATCCTCAAACAACCCACTTAGGTTTTTTCCCGGAAATAATTCGAAATCTGCTGACATGATTAGTTTATCAATATTTGTTCAATATATAAATATCAATAAACAAAAAAGTGATTTATTTGTTCTTATAGAAGTACTCAAGGATATCTTTTTCTAACATATAATCCATTAGGAAGTTATCCCCATACATAATACTGGTAAATGTTCCGTTACCCTCTTCAGTAATTTCAATTACATAATCCACCTCATTATAGGTAACTTCATAACTTTCGGATTTTCTAATTCGTTTAATACTTCTATGTTCATCGGTTCTTTCAATAACCTCTTTATCACTCAAGTCGGGAACATTGATGAGTTTGGTTACACACTTAGCATAATTCGTTTTAAGAGTGTCTACGAAGAAGATATCATTCATACTACTCATTAGATACAATCGTTGTTTAGAATCCAAACCACCTGCCTTAAAATTACCTGTGAACTGAACGATGGGTAGTTTTAATAAAAAGTTTTGTGTATCTTCTCTTAGGGTCTTAAAATCTACGATAGAACTGATATGATGTGGTTCTGATACTTCCCTATCAAATGGTATGGATAATACATCATAGTAAGTTTCCACACTAACTTTATCTATGATTTGAGGACTCATCTTTATTCTTTTTCAGTTGCGTACTTTACACCCATAATCGTACCAACGATTGAGAATGCGTTAGTTAGGAGAATACCAAACATATTACTCCAAGTAGAAACTA